AGCCCCTAAGGGCTCTCCTCGATCCATAAAACTTTATGGGAGTACATCGATCCTCGGTCTCCTGACCGATGTCCGCGAGACGCCATGCTTGGCGCTTAATGACTGGCATCACATCAATCGCTTGATGCTTGACGCTCCGTTGGCTTGATGCTTGATGCTTTGCTCGACGCTTGACGCTCAGGCTTGAGGCTTGACGCTTCAGTGGCTTGAGGCTTAAGGCCCGGACCAGGACGCACGCTTGTCGCTTCCGTCGAAGCTTCGTCGCTAATGGCCTGGTCCAGTTTATTACGCTTGCGTAATTCTTTATAATATTTTGGATGCCTGAACATTTTAATGTTTACCGTATGAAACTACTTTTACTTTAGGATCCCAACATTGTCTACAGTCCCTGCATTCATTGTCTTGTTGTGCAGCTGGACACGTTGCGCCAGCTTCAACTACTTCTGAGCTGTTGGGCCACGACTCAGGCGCCCGCTGGTTCACCATCGGGGCGCTAAATCGTATGACTAAATTGTTTGGTTTGTCTGTTAGGTGGTCCTTGATCCATGCTTCACGGGTCGGTAACCAATGACGCTTTGAAGGGGTCAACCTGCAGACACTGTATATCTTTTTAAGATGATCCAGATCCTGGACATCTCCTGAATCATGCCATCGAAACACATCCGGCTTTTTGCTGTTGATCAGGTGGGCCATTGCTTCAACCCATTGCGGGCTTTTGATAGCTGCCAGTCTCCTGTATTGAGCTTCCTGAACAACCTTGAATACGTAACAACCTTTGAGCGCGTAACAGTCGAAGCATACGCTGCCCGGGACCTTCTGAAGCTTTGCGCCTGTCTTGCATTCCTTGGCAGGTAAACCTATCGACCATCCAGGCATCTTTGAAGGCTTGGACAGTGAGCCTCCGATAATTTCTAAAGCTTTCTTTGTTTGCATATGTCCTTTATAATCCTATAATTCTTTCTTGTCAAGCTTGCAGCTTGACGCTTGCAGCTTGCGGCTTGTTGCTTGTAGCCATTGGCCTGAAGCCAGCGCCAATGATTAATTAATACTCTAATACTTTCAGATCCACCTTTCATAAATTCCTTTCTGATCCCAGGTCCAACTGGAGATGATCAACTGTTACACAACGTGCACCAATTGAACCAGGGATCAGGTGTAATTGCTATTCTCCCGCGTTAACCAGAGTAAGCATCACACAACCTGATCCCAGATCCCTGTCGCGCAACACAACATTCTCAGATACAGTTTCTGCTTACCGTTGTGCCTGTATCCACAGGGATCAGGGATCAGTTCTAGCTGTGCGTGTGTTTGGGTTTCTTTCAACCTACTTTACACCACAACCAGAAGTTGTCCCAAGTTATCTCGCTGGGAGACTAGCACCCATTCGGATAACTATATCCAATATAATGCTTGACAATCCTATTGTCAAGTGATAAATTAAAAATAATTTATGAAAGGAAAAAATATGACTATGTACTTAATAATACAAGAAACGACCTTTAAAAATGTTGATAGTCTTTTCAATGTTATAAATTTTACAAACGACATTGACAAGGCAAATGATATGTTGCAAGGTTATAATTTAATAAATAAAGACAGTAATGTGTTTTATACTTTAGTCAAGTATGAGGCACCAATACAGAAAGAAAGTGAGGCACAAAATGACTAAAGAACGAAAAATAACACTTAACGCAGAAAAGCGAAAAGTAATTGCAGATCAATTTCAATCTTTTTATGAAGATAAAGTAAAAGATAAATTGGTACAGGCAAAAGAACAATACGACATTATGCGAGAGAAAGCAAAAATCGCTATTGATAAAGTTGTAAGGTTTCATCAACCACAAGAGGACATTGATACGATTAGAAGAATGACACAAAAATACAATCGTGCAGGTGGCGAGTTGTTTGAAGATAATTGTTTCTATCTTCAAAGACCAATTACTAAAGTTGATGACGAGGGTAAAGAGTATCAAGCAGAAGATGAAATCCATGTAAGGTTTAATATGGGTAGAAATTTTGCGAGAGCATATTATCGTGATGAAATGAGAGCAAAAGGATTAAATCCTGACTTTCAATTATCTATTAATGATGACTACTCAAAAAGAAATCCAAAGTATTACAATGATGAAAGCGCAGTAAATACTTATTTGGGTTTTAGCAATTCATCTAACGAAGATAAATCTATAACTAAACCAGTTGCCAAGTGGGAAGAAGACTTTAAACTTTGGGTAATTGGAACATCTTATTGTCATTCAAGACAATTTAAAGTTGATGAAAACACCATGAACTTTTTTAAGATGTATGTTGCTAGTGCAGATAATGTAATCAAAGAACATCAAGAAATGTATTCTTATGTTGAGGGCAAAATGAAAACTTTGAGATTAGGTTTAAAATCTTATCGTACTTTTGACCAAGCAAAAGCACTTGCAGATAAAGTTGGAGTTGTTTTAAATGAGAGCATGATGAATGAAAGTTCTTCAATGGCACTTTCAATTTATAGCCCAGAAAATTTGGCTAGTCTTTTGGAAGATAAAGAGGTCTTAACTAGAGATCAAAAGATCGCTATTGCAAGACAACAAATGCAACAAACTATAAATTAATAGTTGACAGGGTATCCTATTTAGTATAGGATACCCATAGAAAGGAAAAAGAA